TACGGATTCACAGGAACTCTTGATGGAACGCAGACACATAAATGGGTTCTTGAGGGATTGTTTGGACCTTCCTATAAGATCATTAAAACTGACGAGTTAATGAAGAAAGGGCATTTGGCTAAACTGGATATCAATGTGCTTCTATTGAAACACCCACCGAATAAATTTGAAACTTTTGAAGATGAAGTAAAATATATTATCGGACACACTCGCAGAAATAACTTCATTAAAAATCTTGCTCTTGATTTAAAAGGCAATACATTAATACTATATGCTAGAGTAGAAGGACATGGTTTGCCTCTCTTTGAATTAATAAATAATAATAATAGTATTGAAAATCGTAATGTCTTTTTTATTCATGGTGGAGTGGACACCGAAGACAGAGAGAAAGTTCGAGAAATCACTGAGCAAGAGAATAATGCTATTATCGTTGCATCCTACGGAACCTTCTCGACTGGGATTAATATCAAAAATTTACACAACGTAATTTTTGCCTCGCCATCTAAATCAAGAATAAGAAATCTTCAGTCAATCGGGAGGGTACTTAGAAAAGGAAACAGAAAAACAAGAGCAACATTATATGATATTGCTGATGATATTAGTTATAAGTCTAGACGTAATTATACATTAAATCATTTAATCGAAAGAATAAAAGTCTACAATGAAGAAAATTTCAATTATGACATAGTAAATATACCACTTAAGAACTAATGGGAGAAGAATTTTATAGTACAATAAAATTAATATCTGGTGAAGAAATCTTTGCCTTAGTTTCTGTTGATAATACTAATCCAGAACCTGTTATAATACTTCAAAATCCTTTAGTGATGAAAATGATATCAAATAAAAATGGTATGGGTTCTATGGTTAAGGTTAGAAAATGGATGGAATTAGCTGATGATGATATGTTTGTAATGACTTTCGATAAAATATTAACAATGTCTGAGTGTAAGGATAAAAAAATTATTGGAATTTATAATAATTATATTTCAGATGAAATAGAAGATAATATTGATATTTTTAATGAACCAGGAAAAGTAAAACCTACAAATAAAATGGGATATGTATCTTCAGTAGAAGATGCTCGTAAAAAATTTGAAGTATTATTCAAGATAAATCAAGAACCTAAAGAATCATAATATATCCCTTATCAACCCTGACAGAGTTATTTTACTGAGATTTGGTAACCTTGTCAAGCCCCAAAAGTATGCTATAATATACTCAAACTATAAAGACGGGAAAATTATGTTATGCCGAAAAAGAAATCCGAACACTATGTAAATAACAAAGAACTGTTAGAAGCGTTAATTGTTTATAGAGCAAAGGTAGCAGAAGCAAAAGAAAAAGATCTCCCAAAACCTAGAATTACAAATTATCTTGGAGAGTGTTTTTTAAAAATTGCTACTCATCTATCATACAAACCTAATTTTGTTAATTATATGTTTAGGGATGATATGATATCTGATGGTATAGAAAATTGTGTACAATACATTCATAATTTTGATCCAGAGAAGTCTAGAAACCCATTTGCATACTTTACTCAAATTATCCATTATGCTTTCCTTAGAAGGATACAGAAGGAAAAGAAACAGTTAGATATCAAAACAAAGATAATTGAGAGAAGTGGATTTGATGAAGTTATGAATGTTGATGATGGAGCACTTACTGGTAGTAGTTCTGAATACAATACTATTAAAGATAATATTATTTACAAGCAGAATAGATGAGAGTCGCAATAATAACAGACACTCACTATGGTGCTAGAAAGGGTTCTAAGTATCTTCACGACTATTTTGAACTATTCTATCGTGATGTCTTCTTTCCGTCTTTAGAGGAGCATAAGATAGATACTGTCATTCATATGGGTGATATATTTGATAGTCGTAAGGCAATAGATTTAAAAAGTCTTGAATGGTCTAAGAGAGTTGTATTTGAACCTCTTAAAAAATATAAAGTTCATGCAATTATTGGCAATCATGATTGCTATTACAAAGATACTAATAATGTAAATTCACCAGAACTGTTATTACAGAACTATCCTAATATAAACTTATATTCAAAGGCAACTGAGATTAAGGTTGGTAAAGCAAAAATATTGATGCTTCCTTGGATTAATTCTGAGAACTTTGATGAGACAAAACAGTTGATAGATAAAACCAAAGCAAAGGTTGCTATGGGACATCTTGAGATAAATGGATTCAAAGCAACTCGTGGACATTTAATGGAAACGGGAATGGATGTTAAGACTTTCAATAAATTTGAGAAAGTTTATTCAGGACATTTTCATACTCGTTCTAATGATGGAAAGATATATTATTTGGGTAATCCATATGAGATGTTCTGGAATGATGTAAATGATCCTAGAGGATTTACTATTTTTGATACAGAGACTTTAGAGCATACTCCAATTAACAATCCATATAAATTATTTTATAACGTTTATTATGATGATACCAATTATAAGTTGTTCAATACCTCTGTGTATAAGAATAAAATTGTAAAGGTAATTGTTCGTCAAAAATCTAAACCCAAAGAGTTTGAAAA